CGTTCTACACAGGCGGCAGTCGTGAAATGACTATTAACACCACAGGTGTACGTTTAGGCGACACAGGTAACGGATACTTCTGTCCAGTAAGTGGTAACTACGGTTCGGTTGAAATTGACGGTGGCGCACACGGTGGCTGGGAAGGTTACAGTGTTGGCGGACGCTTTGTAATGATGCATGACAATTCAAGCACAATGGGTCTTTACAATGACGTAGATAACCACTGGATTTTAGAACACATTCGTAACGGCGAAACAAGACTATATTACGATAGTGGTGAAAAGATGAACACCTTTAGTAGTGGTATAGAAGTTAACGGACAAATAAGAGCTACTAACCAAGTTATTGCTTACTACTCAGATGAACGCTTAAAAGACTTTGACGGCAAAATTGACAGTGCATTAGATAAAGTAATGCAACTAAATGGTTATTACTATACAGGTAACGACAGAGCTAAAGAATTAGGCTTTGAAGGTGACCACAAACAAGTTGGTGTTAGCGCACAGGAAGTAATGAAAGTTATGCCTGAAGTGGTACAAGACGCACCAATAAATAGTAAGTCAGAAGAAAAAGATCTAGACTACAAAACAGTACAATATGAAAGACTTGTTCCTTTATTGATAGAAGCAATTAAAGAATTGAAACAAGAAATAAATACATTAAAGGGAGATAACTAAAATGGCAACAGAGATTAACAGTGCTGGCATTAAATTTCCAAACAATACTCAAGCCGAAACATTGCAACAGTATAACGAAATTTGGGTCTATAGTGGCAGTAAATGGAGTGTTACTAACGGCGGAAGATGTTGTTACTGGACAATTCCAACAGGTATTACATCAGTTAAATTTGAAATTTTATCAGGTGGCGGACCAGGCGGTGCTTCAGGTGGCGACTATGATATTGGTGTCGGCGGCAGCGGCGGCAACTATACATCAAAAGTATTAAGAAAATCAGCAAGTTGTTTTGCAAACGGTTGTGGATATAGAATTTGTGCAGCTGGATCGTCAAGTTGTAGTTGTTGCTGTCGTTGTGGAGTTAACTGTAGACACGGTTGTAAGTCTTATGTACAAGGACGTGGATTAAGTAATTTCTGTGCCCAAGGTGGCATGGGCGGATCAACACCATATGATGTTGCAAATGGTTGTTATAACTGTTACATTGGTAACACACAGTGTAACAAAGGACAGTACAACGCAGGTTGGATTAACTGTTATTGTAACGAAGCAACATTCGGCGGCGACATTGAATTCAGAGGAACATCAGGTTCTATGAAGAAAAGTGTTAGTTGCTGTCAGCACACATTTACAGTAGCAGGACAAGCAACTGGTCCGTTAGGTAGTGGACACGGCGGCGTAAGCGGAAAAGACTGGTGTGTAGGTAACTTAGCTTGCTGTTCAGCACATGCTCTATGGCCTGGTGGTGGTGGCGCAGGACACGGAATTGGTTCAAGTAGTGCTTGCTGGGGTAGCTTCGGCAACGGCGGCGTAGCAAAAGTAACATACACCTAAGGAGATAATGATATGACAAGAATACTTACATACCCTATGCCAGATGAATTGTATTTACCTACTAGAACTTTAGGTAAAACAAGTACTCAGGAGTACATAGGACCAGACAGCTTATACCTTTATCTTAATGAAGATGGTCGTATAATAAATTCATTTGCACCAGACGAATTACCACCACCAGAATCAGTGGCTGTAGATGAAACAGTAGTTGAATTTGTACCCGAGTCAGATGAAGATTATATTAAAATTATGATTTTATATTCGCATTGGACCCCAAAAGAATACGAAGTTAGTGTTGGCCCTGCTGATGATCCTAATATAGTAGTCACTGATCCAACTGATATTATTATGATATTTGATGAAGTACAAATTGTTGAAGATTATACAGCACCTCTACAATTTAGAGATTATGAAAGATACAAAGAAAGAAGTGATGACTTTATAAGAGCTAATAGAGACGGCATGCTTTTAGAAAGCGATGGAAGAATTGCACCAGATATGCCAGACGATGTAAAAGAAGCCTGGTTAACATATAGACAAAAACTTCGTGATTTTCCAGTAACTTATGCAGATGTACCTAATTGGTTAGTTAGATTTCCATTATCTCCAGATCAACAAGCTGTCGGCGATATAGAGTTTGAAGACCCTGCAGTTGATGTTATTATGATTGCAGATAGAACTGACGCAGATCAAGCAGCAATTGACCAACTACCAGATGGTTGTAGCTAATAACTAAATTTAAAAAGGCTTGGCAACAGGCCTTTTTTTACGACCTAACGTAAGCCAGTTAATGCACTAGCAAAAAAACATCATTATAAATATTATAAATTAGCAAAGAGGATTTATAATTTAATGAAAAAAGCATTTTACATTAATGGTGGCGCAGGTAGGGTATTAGCTGCTATTCCTGCACTAGAACATCACATCAAACATATTGATCCAACAGTAGTAATTATTGTAGAAGGATGGCTAGAAATATGTTTACTAAACAAAGCAATAATGCATAATGTTTATCCACATGATCAGTCAGACCTAATAGAAAAATTAAGAGATAGAGAAGTTATAAGTCCTGAGCCATATAGACTAAATGCTTACTTTAATCAAAAATGCAATCTTTCACAAGCGTTTGATATGTTAATTAATTATGATACTCCGCCAGAAGAAGTTCCTGCTGACAAAGATTACAATATGTTTATTAGCAAAGCAGATGTATTAGTTGCACAAAATCTTCTTCAAGAAATAAACAGTCATACTAAAAAAGATAAGTTTGTAGTATTTCAACCTTTTGGATCTACAGCAAAAGCAGAAGGCAACTATATAATAGACGAAAGCGGCAGATCATTTGAAACTGAAGATATTATACAAATAGTTGAAGAATTAAACAAAGACTATGCTGTTATAATGATGGGCGAAATTAAGGTACCTAATTTACCAAAAGGAGTTGTTGTTCCAGAAGAAATTACTCTGCTACAATGGACAGCAATTATTCATGCTGCAGATTATTTCATAGGTTGTGATAGTGTAGGACAACATATTGCACACGCAATTGAAAAGCCAGGCACTGTTGTTATTGGTAGTACTTTTCCAGAAAATACATCTTATACTAGCGGTAGTACTTTAGAAATTATAGACAACGGTGTTGGAAGGAAAATGTATTCTCCAATACGCATGACTTACGATATTAGAATTGAAAAGAATAACGAATATTTAATGAAGTTAGATGATAAAACTATTAATAAGATAGTAAGTAACGTTAAAGCTAAATTAGGAACTAAGAAGACTACTTCTTAAAGGAAAATATATGTCAACACAAACAGGTTATATAGCAGGTATTGCTCGAGGACATAATGCAGGTGTGTGTCTTCTTAAAGATGGCGAGATAGTATTTGCAATTGAAGAAGAACGCCTTACTAGAGCAAAATATGACGGAACTCCTTTTGCTAGTATTATTAAAATTTTAGAGTACACTGATAAGATTGATTTCTTAGTTATATCACATACACATGCTGATGAAAACATTACAGACTACACAGCAGAAGATCCGTATACTTCATTAGCGAGAAAGATAGGACTGATTGAAGGTGGGCATCCTTCTAAGAATCATCCTCAAGTTGTTGAATACTGGCAACAACATCATAGAAGTCATGCGGCTTGTGCATTTTATAGAAGTGGATTTGAAACCGCAAATGTTATCATTGTTGACGGCGCTGGTACATATGCTACTAGACATGACGGACAAACAATGTGGGAAGTTGAAAGTGCATATCATGCATCATACCCAAATAACTTTGTTGAATTATATAAACACTTTGGTGGTAATGGACCTTGGTTAACTGAACACCACAATGAAGGTATAGAAGTATTAGTAGATGACAAGGCTGGTATAGTTAAAGCATATGAAGCTGTTACACAGTTTTGTGGTTGGCACAGTATCGAAGCAGGAAAGACTATGGGATTATTTCCTTATGGTGAGCCAAATAAAGCACCAAAAATTTATGACAGTATTAGTGGAAACAGAGATGTTATAATGCCTACATATCCAAATGGTGCTAAAGTAAATGATGCACTATATCCAGAGTTATGTGACCGAGTACAAGATCCTAATGAGCTTTTATCAAATATAGACGACACTACTTCAGACGAAGAAATACAACGAATTGAAGACTTGCTTAATAGTGAAGATTTAACATTATTACAGTCAAGAAGAAATATGGCATATAATGTGCAAACAGAATCTCAGCAACTAGTACTTGATTTAATATTAAAGACGATTGAAAAAACAGGTAATAAAAATATAGTAATAAGTGGAGGCTACGGACTTAACTGTGTAGCAAACTATTTTTATCTAAAGCATTTGCCAGCGGATGTTAAATTATATGTTGAACCTATTTCGACTGATGCAGGTACAGCAATGGGGGCTGCATTATATCATTATCATTTGCTCACACAGGATGACAGAGTTAGACCTAAGAACGAAGACTTATTTTTAGGTCCTATACAAAGTATTACAGAAGAAGAAATTGTAGAATGTGCTACTAGGTATAATGGTACTGTAGAGTATAACGTTGATTATAAACAAGTTATTGATACTATTAGAAACAAAAACATTGTAGCACTTTACCAAGAACGCTGTGAAAATGGACCTAGGGCATTAGGTAATAGAAGTCTAATGTTTGATGCTACAATGCCAGATGGTAAAGACTTTGTTAATTTAATTAAGAAAAGAGAATACTTTAGGCCTTTTGCCGCATCAGTACTACAAGAAGATGTACATGATTGGTTTGATTTACGCGGCATGGAAGATTCGCCTAGTATGATGTATGCTGTAAATTGTCAGCCAGGTGTTCAAGAAAAGATACCAGCTGTTATTCATGTAGACGGTACATGCCGTATTCAAACTGTTACTAAAGAACAAAATGAACATTGGTATAACTTAATTAATGAGTTTAAATCACAAACAGGTGTACCGGCATTGTTTAATACATCATTTAATTTAGGTGGTGAACCATTAGTTGAAACAATAGATGATGCAATGCGTACATTATATAATTCAGGAATTAATTATATGTATTTTCCTAAAACACAGATGTTAGTAAAGGTTGAACACAATGCTAGAGCCTAAAATAGAAGGTCAAATACTTCCATTATTTGAAACACCATTATATACACATAAGCTAGAAGATGGTGAACTTGAACATGCACAATACGATGCTAATCGTGTAGTTAATAAATTATACAAAGAAGATGGCTGGGGACAAAATCCATCCTGGCAGTCTAGTGAACAACAATTATCTAATAAAGGTGATTTCAGCGTTTGTCTAATAGAGGCTGAAAATATGGTACATATAAAACAGTCTGTTTTACATCATTGTGGAAACTATATGCAACATATGAATGTAGGTGAACGTTATCGTCCTGCAATTATATCATCTTGGCTAACACTAACTACTACAGGATTGTATTCTCATATACACGACCACGGCGTTAGTCATATTAGTGGAGTGTACTGGGTTAAAACTAACGGCGAAGATGGCAATATAGTTTTTAGAAATGCTAATAAAGCATTGAAGTGTAACCCAATTGGTTCATCATTTGCACACGAACAGCAATTTCAACCTGAAGAAGGAAGAATTGTAATGTGGCCTAGCTTTTTAGATCACGGTGTAAATGAAAATAAAACTGACAACGATCGTATTAGTTTGTCATTTAATATAGTATTAGAAACTGGTGCTACACATACTTAGATTCTAACCAATTAGCAAACGATAAAAGATCATCAAATACGATAGTCTTTTTCTTTATTTTTTGATTAGTAAACTTATTAAGTTCTTTAATAGTTTGTTCACCATAACCTGTACGTACTAACACAGGTCTTGCACCCATTTTATATGCTGCTTTAAGATCAGATATTTTATCACCAACATAATATCCTTGTTTAAATTTAATATGTTTAACTTCGTTCTCACATCGTTTAAACATACCGGTATTAGGCTTTGCATACATGTCGCTACGCAAGCTACTTTCGCTATAAAATAATGCATCAATAGTTGGACATCCTGCTTGTGCTAAAAGATCAAACATATGACTGTGAACAGCTTCGACATCATCTGACGTATACAATCCTTTTGATATTCCGCCTTGATTTGTAATCACAACAATTTTATGACCTAAGTACCGTAGTTTTGTAATAGCATGTAGGCTACCTTCAATAGGTTTAAAATCTTCAACTTTATAAACATAATCTTTAGACATGTCGATTGCATCAACATTAATAACGCCGTCTCGGTCTAAACCAATAACACACCTAGGTGCAATATTAGTGTTATCGTATGCAGGAACTGTTTTTGTCTCTGGCACATCATCATGTGTGTCTGTCCAGGCAATCTTATAATCACTCATTTGCTGGTGCTTGACTATCGCCAGGTCCTATGCGGAAGTTGTCTTCAACACTATCAGCTGTACTTACTTCAGTAATACTTGATTCGTCTGCCATTGCTACTAACTGATGCGGCATTAATGGAGGGTTGTGCCATACATCGCCTTCATTAAGATCTTTTTCATATAACATTGAATCTTTAGTATCAATATAACGCACTTTAAATTGTCCACTATTTACAAACCATGTTTCGTCTTTTTCTTTGTGAAAATGCATACTTGTTTTATTACCAGCTTTATTAAAGAACATAATTTTACCACAATAATCATCAGTAGTAGCCCAGATAAGTTCGTATCCCCATCCTTTTTGTACCGCACCACTTAATCTTGTAGGTTCTGTTTTATTATCCATTTATAAATTCCTTTGGAGTTGTAAAGTTTATGTTTACTATGTTACTTAATTTTTTTATGTCGGCACAAGTGTATTCTTGATACTGTCCTTTAAGTGCTTCAGGCATTGGAATGTATTTGATATTAGCATTAAATCTTTTAGCTACTAATTCTCCAATAGTTTGAAAACTTGTTGCAACACCAGTGCCAATGTTAAATATGCCTGTTTCTGTTGTTGTTAGCATATAGCGATGTATGTTACAACAATCACCTACATATATAAAATCACGTTTATAATTGTCACTGTTTTCAAATAATGTAATGGTACCAGTTTTTGCCTGATTAAAGAACTTAGTTATTGGACTTGCTTGATCGCCTTTGTGATCTTCAAATTGACCATATACATTAAAGTATCTAAAGCCTTGTACAATAATTTTATGTTCTTGTTGCATTATCCAACGATCGAAAAGATACTTACTTGTTGCATAATAACTTTGCGGTTGTTTTGGAGCATCTTCATTAAAGTCAGTGTTAGTACCATACACACTAGCACTACTAGCATATTGGAAGTTTACGCCGTTAATATTACATTGATTGAATAACCATTTTGAAAATTCATAGTTTTGTAACATAACCTTATCTACATCACGCTCAGTAGTTGAGCTAATTGCACCTAAGTGTATTACCCAATCATAACCACTTACATCTGGTAAAGATTCGGGGTTCCATTCGTAACCAAATAGATCGTTTTCTTTATCAAGAAACGGTGCTAAGTTTTTACCAACAAATCCTTCATGCCCTGTTATTAATATTTTCATTACTTGCTTCTATTATATCAGTTGTGCTGTGACCTTCTACAGTAGGTATAATATGTACTGGCACTATGTCGTGGCCAACTATTTCTTCTACAGTATAATCACCACCTTTTACAATAAGGTCTGGCATCAGTTGTTCTATTAAGTTGTACGGAGTTTCTTCATCAAACACAATAACTTCGTCGACGTATGGTATAAGTTCTAGTTGTTCACGCCTTGTATTGATATCGTTAACGGGTCTTAGATCGCCTTTTAAGCGTTTTACACTGGCATCGCTATTAAGTCCTACTACTAGTTTATCACCTAGCGCACGGGCTTCTTTAAGCAATGTAAGGTGCCCTTTATGTAGTATATCAAAACAACCATTAGTAAAGATTACTTTCTTATTTAGGTCGTCTTCTGTAAGTATATATGTGCCTACATGCTTTACTGATTCAGTAGAACCTTTTACAGCTAATTCTAAACAACGTTGAAAGTCATATCCCTTTGTAAGACCATAAACAAATGCAGCCATAAAACAATCACCAGCACCAGTAACATCTGATACTTCAACGTTTTCTACAGGAACACTAAATTCTTGATCTCCAAAATCATCACTTATTCTAGCACTAACACTTTCGTTAGCATTAGTTGTAATAATATTACCCTTCCATTTATCAAAACCAAACTTGTTATATTCATTACCATTCGGCTTTACTAACCAAGCACCTTTATAGTCATGTGCGGCCCTTTTTGGATCTACAATAATTTTACAGTTAGAAGTATTATTAATATGTTTAATTATTTCTACTGATTGTCCAAGAAGTCCTTTATCATAATCTATTAAAAGTGCATAATCATACTGTGTAAAATCAATTTCACTTATAAGACCAATTGTATCGTTGCCTTCCATAATGATATCGCTGTCAATACGAGTTATATAATGACCATCACATATAACTCTAGTCTTTGTACTTTTTGGATGTGAGTATTCAAACAGATCTACATCTACACCTAAATTAGCTAAGTTATTATAAACAAGTCCTGCACCACCTAAAGTTTCTGTAACTGATTGTTGAGTAACTACAGGTACAGGTGCTTCGGGACTTAATCTTGTCGAGGTCCCGTACACATATTGGTCAATTATTATGTCGCCTAAAATTATAATTTTCATATTATTATTATACACTCAAATATAGTATTAGTCAAGTAAATTAATTACTTTGAATACGGTTTCTAATTTCTTTAAATTAACTTTTTTATTTAGAGTATTTTGTAGTCCGTAGTGTAACGGCTTAGGCCATTTACTAAAACTACACCAGGCATAGCCGTCGTGTTCTTTGTTTAATGTAGGAAGAAATTCTTCATCTACTAAACATAAGTATGTATGAAATTTAAATTTAGTATCGTTAGATACAAATGTTTCTAAAGGGATAGTTTTCTTAATTGATACTTCGCCAATTTCTTCATCTATTTCTCGACGCAAGCCTTCCCAAGGTGTTTCTGCACCTTCGTTAGTTCCACCAACAAGGCCCCAAACGGCATTACTACGCTTTCCGTTTGATCTGTGTAAAAATAAAAATCTTTGGGTACTTAAACTGTAAAATAATGCACCGCTACAAACAATATCACTCATACTAATATTTACATTAGTATGCAAGTCTCCAAGTGCCATCTGGATACTCGCCTTCGAATGAAAGAATCCATTCTTCGCCTGTCCATTTGTATTGTTTTCTAGTAGTTAAATTAGTAACAAACACTTCGTCTTTTTGCTCGTTAGCTTTAAGGATTCTTGACCACTTAGTACCATCCCATTCTACAATGTCATTTATACTAGCAGCAAAGTCTGATCCATCTGCGTTTTTCCAAGCATCAGGACCGTCTTCGTCTAAATACAATTCGTATTCAACTACATCATTGATATTAAGGAAATCATTAAATCGTATTTGATATGTTTCGGCTGTTGAATCTACAGTATAATGTGTAGCATTTACAGGAATATTATTAACAAATACTTTTGCATCTGTAACATCATGATACGGATAGTTAGTATCGTATTGTAGTATCTTAGTATCTGTAGTAAACTGTCCTCTATGTACATGTCCAATATTTCCTAGCAATAGTATTCTAGGATTAGTATTAGGTAGTAGTTGAGGATTTCCTTTTGCAGGATCAATAATAGCATCAATACCAGTTGCACCAGCAATAACAGAGTCATCTGGTAATGTGTCTTCATCAATATTTACAATTAGTTTTGACTCATTGCCTGTATTAATAGTTACTGTTCCTACTATTTCATAACCGTTTGATCGTTGTAATCTTAGTTCAGTAATTCCTGACTCAAATAATTGTGGTAATGCTCTTATATAACTTGTCCAAGATTCGTCACCTAGGCTATTTGTGCCTAGTAATTGTGCGTAGTGTCCACCTGCTCCGTCATTCA